AGCAGCAGCAGCAGAAGCAGCAAAAGCAGAAGGAGCATCAGAAAATGGAGCAGCAGCAGATGGAGCAGAAGCAGCAACAGGAACACCAGCAGCAGCAAAAGCAGCAGCAGAAGCAGCAAAAGCAGAAGGAGCATCAGAAAATGGAGCAGCAGCAGATGGAGCAGAAGCAGCAACAGGAACACCAGCAGCAGCAAAAGCAGCAGCAGAAGCAGCAGTACAAGTACCAGTACCAGCAGCACCACCAGCAGCAGCAGCAGGAACACCAGAAGCACCACCACCATCAGCAGCAACACAAACAGCACCACCAAAAGATGAGAAGTTATTCAATGAATCAAAAATTATTGCAGAAATTCCAAAAAAAATGCAAAAAGAATTAAATGAAGCAAGTGAAATAGCACAAAATGCGGCAATAAATGCAAAAAATAATTTGGATAAGGCAAAAGCAGAAGAGAAAAATTTATCAATACCAGGAAAGATTAATAAAACTATTCGTACTATAATAGAATATAGTAAAAAAATACATGATTTAAATAAGATAGCAGAAGATAATGCAGAAATAGTAAATAATATATTTGATAAATTTAAAAACATAGAAAAAGAAATCGAAGAAAAACCAGCAAAATTAAGAGTTGACTTAGCAGAAGCAGAAAAACAATTAGTAGACGCAGAAAGTAAACTAGCAACAGCAGCAGCAACAGCAGCAACAGCCGAAGCAGTAGATAAAAGAAAAAAAGAAGCAGAAAAAAAAAAAGCAGAAGAATTAGTTAATAAGTTAAAAGCAACTATAGACAAGTTAAAATCAGATATACAAAATTTAGATGAATATATTGAAGAAGCCCAGAAAGCAACCCCAGTAGCAACAGTAGCCGAAAAAGGAGCAACAGAAGGAGCAACAGTAGCAACCCCAGTAGCAACCCCAGAAGCAGCCCAAGAAGGATCAACTGGTACTTCCATGCAAACTGGTGGTAGAAATGATATACCTTTATATGGTATTTCTTTTAAAAGAGAACTTGAAAAAGTTGTTCAATCATTAAAAGAAGAACGTGATAGTGATAATCTTAGCTTTAAAAAGGCAACAAAAGCATTGTCACGATTATTATCATCGGTTCCTTCAAATACACCAATCAATGGCAAAGCAGCTATTATACAAATGATAAATACATCAATTAAAAATGCAGATGTTCCATTAGAATTAATTCAAAAGACAAATAATGCTGTTCCTACAATTGGAGGTGGATCATCTAATTCTCAGCATTTACCTAGAAATAGAAATAGAATCAGATGGAACGGAGGTGTATTATATTTAGGTGGCGCGAGCACAGGCCCTAATCCAGAAGAAGAAATAGATAAAATTAAAGAACTCTATGATACAAATATAGGAATATTAACAAGTATTATTGACCGTTTAAGTAAAAATTATAAAAAGCTTTTTGAATTTCAAACAATTCAAGAGTTTATTTCTAAATCTAAACAAGAAAGTATCAGTAAATTAAAATTACTCTATGAAAATAAACTAAACCAAATTCTTACTGATATAAAAGCTAAAGAAGAGCAGATTAAAATTTATGAATCTAAAATTAGTGATAATCAAAATAAACCAAATGATGAATATAACAAAAAAATAAAAGAAATTCAAACGGAAATAAGTAAATTACGTGTAGAAGAAATTAAAATAAGAACTAGCATTGCAAATATTGAAAAAGAACCTCAACAGCAACCGCAAACTGGTGGTGATATGTTTGATTTTAAATCAGCTAACGAGAAACAGATAAATGAGTATTACTATTTATTAAAAGACAAATTTCCAAAATGGATGGAAGAAACGAGTAAAAATATAGCTTTAGTTATTGCAAATAATAATAAAGTAAAAGATTTCCTCTTTAAAATAACAACTGATTTTACAACTAAACAAGGCATTAAAAACATAGTAACCAATGAGATAAATGGAAAATTAAATGCCTTTATTGGATCATTAAAGAATAATTATGAGAGAAGTTTTGAATTGATTGAAGCTGGCTATAAAGGTCTTCAAAATACTGAAACTAAAAAAGGCGGAGCCCCGGTTCCAGCCCCTGAAGCAGATGCTTTAGAAAAATTGTTGATAGATGCATTAGGTGGTTTAAAAACATTAAACAGTAAATTTTTAATACCATTGATATCAAGTGGTGCTATGAAAGCAAATCCTAATATAGCAGCATTAGGAATAGAACCAACATTATTTCAGAGACTTTATAATAATTATATAAATAGAAAAAATCAAGTTGGTGATTTTGTAGCATCTAAAGAATTACATGATGAGATGAGTGTTAATTCATTGATACCTCGCGAAGCTTTACAAATTACAGGAATTGACAAAGCGATCTTTATCTTTGTTATTTTAATATTACGCATGATTGCTTTAGAATTAGTAAGATATTTAATAATCAGTAATAAAGTTAAAAATATAAATCTGGCATTAATTGCATATTTAGGCATCTATTTAATATTATTTATAGCGTTTGTAATGTTTGTAAATTTAGATGTTTACAGAATGCGCATAGTATTCAATTATGTAAACATGCATGCTCATGTTAATTTAATAATGACACATGTAATAATTACAATAATTATTACATCAGTAATTGGATACTTAATAAACATTGTAAACATACCACAGATATCTAATAAAAATAAGGTTTCAAGCAACAATGCAGTAATTACAAATATGAATAAAGATGCTTTAATAGTAAGACTACAAGTAGTAACAGGAATCACATTCTTAGTATTAGCATTAATAGTAATGATTAGTTGGATGCCATCAAAAACAGACGATTAAATCTCAGCTTCCAACTGCACCTATCTACTTCTTTTATCTACCGCATTCTACCTCGCCTTTTCCAGATTTATTTATAAATAGCATTAGATTGCTTTTGAAACAATTCTCGAGGTACTTCTTCGTCAATACGGCCATGTTTAATTTTTTCTTTATGTTGACAACAGAATTCGCAGTTTTTAATTCTAAAACGTATGCATTGTCCTCCTTTTCCTCTGTTCCAAACACGTGCCATACATCTTTGTTTCTCATTTTCAGGTGGCTTTCTTGGAGTAGCTTTATGAACTATTTCAACACTTTTTTTTTCATTAGGAATTATTTTGAGTTTAGTAGGCAAAAACTCATTAATAACTTCATTTTCATCAAGATCATATTTATTTACAACCTTTTTCAATAATTCTCTATTAATAGATATCAATTCAGTCTGTAATAAATCAAAAATAAATTGAGGAGTAGACGCCATGTTCGTATTCATGGTTAATTATTTAGTTGGTTTTAGAAAGAGTGCTAACTTGCAATTCATTTTTTGCAGTGCCAACTTGCAATTCATTTTTTGCAGTGCCAACTTGCAATTCATTTTTTGCAGTGCCAACTTGCAATTCATTTTTTGCAGTGCCAACTTGCAATTCATTTTTTGCAGTCTCAATAATCATAGTCACTTGGGCAGATATATTACAAATTATTCCGCCAACTAAATTGTTGTAAAAATCTGTAATATTAGTAGTCTCGATACATCTAATCTGGTAGAAATTATTTAATTTGCTCAAAACTTTATATTTTCCTGTAATTTTATCATTTTTCTTTATTATGAAAATATTGTTATCTTTTAGGTCATCAGAAGGTACTTCAAGTTCCATACTTGCATTTCCATTTAATAAGATATCAACATTTTTTATTATATAAGCATCTTCACCAAGTTCAATTAGATTATTATAAACATCATATAATTTAATAGTCCATGGAGACGCTAATTGTCGTATAGTAGTATCCTTTGAATCAGTAGTTCTAATAACAAACCATTTATCCCAGAAAGGTCCTTCAGAATTTAGAGAACATAAAATATTTTGTTTAGATCCTCCAGCTCCTTCAATTTCTAAAATAATGACTGGTGAAATTGTAGCTACAATTTTTGGTAAAAAAATTCCAGCAAATGCAAGTCGAATATTTTCATCATTTGAAATATTTCCAGACCATATAAAAATAGATCGTTTGGGATTATAATCCCATTTTCTATCAATACTATTAATAATTATTTGTTTTAAATCAGATATTTTAGTTTTAGTTGGTATATACACAATTGTTGGTGCAGCAACTACTTGAGGTGGCAATTGTGGTTTAAAAGATTCTTGGGCTTGGGGTTCAAATATAGGCAAAGAAGGTATCTGACTTTTATCAGGTTGTATTTTTCTCATAATTTCCATATTTTCTAATTTTTTAAAAAAAGATTGTTCATCATTATCCTTTACATCGATTTCAGGGAGCGGCAAATCCATCTTCGCTCCGCTTCCGCTGCCACCGCCGCTGCCGCCGCTGCCTCCGCCGCTAGCACGTGCAAGAGTAATCACATGTGTGATAGCTCTTTTCTCAATTTCTTCAATTAAAGGAAAAGGGGGATTAGATCTAAAATGTTCAAAAGCCTGGCCAATAAAATCACCAAGAGCAGACCTGATTTTTTTATTTGATAAATTAAAATTATTTTGCAATAAAATAATTGAAGTTCTTTGAATTAAATCATCTATATTGATGTTCATGGATAATTAATAGATTTAATGTTTATACAGGTTTATTTTTATCAATTACAACCTTAGTATTTGGTACAAATAATATATTTCTAAAATATTGATTCATTTGCTTATCAGTTACTTTATGTGCAATAACATCTTCAAGAGTAGTATTTTTGTTTTTTTTTAAGAATTTGAGCCAATTAATTTGGTAAACCATAGAAAACATTCCGCATTCATTGTTACCATATTGATGACGAACAGTGTTATATTTAAATTTAAATTCCGCATTTTTATTTTTATTTGTAGCTACAATTTGAGCAGCTTGAATTTTAAGTTTCTCGAAGAATTCTTTTATTTCTTTGGGTGGTTCTGAAGCGGTACTATCATAATAATAAGCACCAAAACATGGTTTTGAAGGATCGATACATATAAAAAGTGACGTCCAATGTGATCCAGGTTGATCATGTTTATCAAGATTAGTAATCATTCCAACATATTTATAACCTTGATTATATAAATTAACAATATCTAAATTACAAATCTCACTATAAATACATTTACCAAATCCATCAGAACTTGCAAAATCAATTGCAAAAACACCTAAAAAGCGATATTTAAAATCTTTCTTTTCTTGATATTGTCTCATAACATTTTGAATATCATAATTAGATAACCAAGCACTTTTATTTTTGTACCATTCAGCTGGTTTTTCAGGTCTTATTGCTTCTTTGACATCTTTAGTTTTATTTTCAGGCTTTATTTTTTTCACCCAACAAAATTCATTTCCCTTACCACATATACCAGACATTTTTATATTTATTTGATTCCATAAATCATTAACTCCTAGTTTTTTAAAATTTTTAATACGATTTTGTGGATTTTCTTTATTCCATGCAATCGCAATATCTCTGAGAGCTTTTAAAGAGAAACAAGTTTCTTTATCTTTAAAATTATCCTCCCCGACAGGACTACAATATTGCATCCTCTTTATATAACAAAAACAAAAAACAAAAACAGAGCAGAAGAAACAGAGCAGAAGAAACAGAGCAGAAGAAACAGAGCAGAAGAAACAGAGAAGAAGAAACAGAGCAGAAGAAAAAGAGCAGAAGAAACAGAGCAGAAGAAACAGAGCAGAAGAAACAGAGCAGAAGAAACAGAGCAGAAGAAACAGAGCAGAAGAAAAAGAGCAGAAGAAACAGAGCAGAAGAAACAGAGCAGAAGAAGCAAAAACCAAAAGACCATTAAGTCTTTTGGGAAAGCTTTATTGTAGCTTTTTACTGATACAGATTATCTACTTCTTGCCTCCCTTCTTCTTCTGAGAGGGAGTAGGCATTGGTGGCTCATCATCGTCATCAACGACCTGCTCAGGCTCAGAGTCAGATGTAAGGGCAACAGGGTTCTTGCGCATCGCTGCGCCATTATCTGCACCATTTGCTGTCTTGTGCTTATTCCACTCCTCAACAGCAGCCATCATCAGCTCCTTGCCCTTGAGCTCGGTGCCAGAAGCCTTAATCTCAGCCATCTTTTCCTTGAGGAAGATGTTGTACGCAGTAGGCGCACGAGTCTTCTTCTCCTTAGCTTCCTTCGGCATTGCCGAAGTAGTCTTAGGAAGATTGGTGGTGTACTCATCCAGAAGAGTAGTAACCGCATCCACGAATTCCTGGTCGTAATCCTCAGAGAGCTTCTGAGAAAGATGCTCCTTCAGAGCCTCGATAGTTGCCTTCTGGCAAGTATCAGAGAACTCATTCAGAGTCTTAACGACCTTAGTCATAGTGCCAGCCATTTTGGGAGATGGTAAGAGTTTGAAGGTGTTTTAGTTGTCTGTGTTATGAATGATTCAAACAAATAAATCAAATTTTTTATTTCAACTATCAATTTTTCAACAAATTTTTCCAGGGTATAATTTGTTGAAAAAATAGCAGCAAAAATTCAAAAATTGATTTCAAAATCAAAAGACTCGATAAGATGGCAGACTACTCTCAAATCCACATCAATACGGATGGCATGACATCATATGATGTCGGCAGACTTAGAAAGTATGTCAAGTTTTCAAATATGAAAGACAATGTAGTCATTGCAGACATTACACGTCTCACAGATATCGAGCTGAGAAGGATGATATGTATCATAGTAAAGCGTCATCGTGATGAGAAGTACGATGATTGGCTAATTTTTCTACGAGAAAATATGCCAAAAATCCGCATAAGTTATCGAAGTGCAACCGAGAAAGACTATAGTCTCAACTTAAGACACATCATTTACTGTCTGTTTCATAATCATTCGTTTAAGAAACGGTCAGCTCGTCAAAAGTACGACTTGGATTCTCGGCTTCAATATGATACACAGTGACTTGTAAAAAACCAAACAAAAAGGTTTCTCCAAAAGAGTAAAGACCCACTTTTGGTTTTTATTTTTGCTTTTTTAATTGTAAAGAATGAAATATAGTTTTGTTAGTATGAAACCTTCATCAGACAAAGTGCATAAATTTGAGGTAACCCTTCAGGAGAAGACCCAGACCCAGGCTCAGACCCCCGGTAAGCTACATGTCGTAAGATTCGGAGCAGTTGGATATTCAGATTATACAAAGCATAAAGATGATGAACGTAAGCAAAGATATATAATTCGCCATCAAAAAAGAGAAAATTGGAAAATATCAGGTGTCCTAACTGCAGGCTTTTGGAGTAGATGGGTATTATGGAATAAAAAAACATTAAAGGAATCAGTTGATGATACTAAACAAAAATTTAACTTATAAAAATTGAATTTGATTCTAGTCTTTTTATTACGAGAATACGACTACTAAAAAATAAAAATTGACACTGGAAATTTTCATATAAAAAATATCCACGAATATATACCAGAGGGATTCCCCCAGATAAAATATGGATCAATTTAAAAAATATTTAACACAGTTCCGCTGTGAGAAAGGGCAAGCATATACACACACAAGTATATTTGATCCAACTGGAAGTTTTCATATTCCGAATGAGAAGTTAAATGAATTTTATGAAGTCTATAAAAAAGCATTGATAGGCGGACGCAAATTATTTTTAACCGAAAAGCCGGAGAACCCAAGTCCAATGCGAGTTGACTTAGATTTTAGATTTAAGTTGAATGATGAAGTCAAGGACAATGAAGTATTGCAAAGACTTTATAATGATAATTTCATAGAAAAAGTCTTAATTAAGTATTATACTTATTTAATTGATCATTTAGATAACACAGAGTTATCTAATATTGACAAGAAAGTTTATGTGTTAGAAAAACCAGGACCAGTAGAATATAAAGGTAAGATAAAAGACGGCATTCATATTATATGGCCAAACATTGTAATCAAACATGGATTACAGCATTTAATTAGAAACCGAATTCTAGAATGCGCTCCAGAATTATTCCAAGCATTACCATTAATTAATCCATATGACGATGTTGTTGATCAAGCGATCATAGATCGAAACAATTGGCAAATGTATGGTAGTAGAAAACCAGAATCAGAAGCATATGCAATAACAAAAGTGTATGACTTCGACGTGATAAATAAAAAGATAATTAAATGTGATTTACCATCTGTTGAAGAAGAGATAAATATGGTGAAACTTCTTTCAATGAGAAACAAAGTATCTCAAGAGATTCCTTATAAGACTGATAAAATTGAAGAAATTGAGCAATATATTCGTCATTTATTACCAGTTGATGAAAATAAGAAATCCAAATTGCATAATAAAATCTTTGGAAAATCAGTGAACATATCAAAGATTTTCTCATCTGAAGAAGATTTGAAATTAGCCAAAGATTTAGTATTAAAATGTCTGAATCCAAAAAGAGCCGAAAATTACGACGAGTGGATCCATGTTGGTTGGGCTCTTCGCAACATTGATTATAATTTACTTTCAACATGGGGAGCATTTTCAAATGTATCTAGCAAATATGTTGAGGGTGAATGTCAGGCTCTATGGGATAAGATGAGAATTGATACAATGGGAATGGGAACTTTGAAACATTGGGCAAAAAAAGACAATATGGCGCAATATGAAATGATAATTAACGAATCGATTATTGAACTTATTGACAGATGCACAAGTGGGGCACATTATGACATAGCAGTAGTTATCCATGCACTTTACAAGGATCTTTTTAGAGCATCCTCAAAAGAAAATTGGTATATGTTTTCAAAAGAAAAACATAGATGGGAAAGATCGCGGGAAGGATTTAAACTTAGAAATATTCTATCAAATGAAGTATGTGTTCGATTCATGAAAAGATCTGCATACTGGTCAAATGAATCTGGTAAAGGAGACAATACTGTTTATCGTGACATGTGTCATGAAAGATCAAAAAAACTGAATGAAGTATCTTCAAAATTGAAGAATTCTGGTTTTAAAGATTCTATTATGAAAGAATGTAGATCTCTGTTTTCAGATGATAAATTTGAGGGCTTACTAGACAATCATTCACATTTAATTGGATTTGAGAATGGTGTTTATGATTTACATTTGCATGATTTCAGAGAGGGTCTTCCAGAAGACTATATCAGTTATACAACTGGACGCTACTATATCAACTATGATGCAAACTCAAATGAAACTAGAGAAATAGATTCATATTTGAGTCAAGTATTGACAAATCCAGAAGTAAAAGAATATGTCTTAAAAATATTTGCGTCTTCTCTAGATGGTACAATAAAGAATGAGAAATTCTATATATTTACTGGTACTGGTGGCAATGGCAAATCATTGTTACTTGCGCTTCTACAAAAATCAATCGGTGAATACTATTCGACATTGCCAATCTCTCTTTTAACTCAAAAGAGAGCGGCATCCAATTCTGCATGTCCAGAACTGGAAAGAACGAAAGGTCGCAGATTTGCAATTATGCAAGAGCCAGGTGATAATGAAAAAATCAATATCGGTCTGATGAAAGAACTAAGTGGTGGCGATCCCATATTCGCAAGAGGACTATATAAGGAAGGTGGAGAATTCAAGCCACAATTCAAGATGATCATGGCTTGTAATGATTTGCCAAATGTCCCATCAAATGATGGTGGTACTTGGAGAAGAATTCGCGTAGTTCCTTTTGATTCCAAATTTACTGAGAATCCAGATAAAAACAATAAAAAAGAGTTTAACATTGATGCAGATATTATGGATAAAATTGAAAGATGGACTGAGACTTTTATTTCAATGCTTATTCATATTCACAAGACAACTGATCTAAAAGTTATCAAAGAACCGAGCGATATTAACATTGCAACCCAGAAATACAAAGAGAACAATGATATTATTGGACAATATCTTGCAGAGAAGATCGTGGTTGATACAAAATGCAAGAAGAAAATGCTGCTTAATACACTTTCTAGTGATTTCAAGACATGGGCATTTAATCAACTCAAAGGATCTAACAAGATTACACCAGATAGACTCCAAGTTAAAGCATATGTTGAAAATATTTACGGACCATATAATGGTGGTTGGTATGGCTTCAAATTCAAATCAGACATTGATACTGAAGACAGCGACGTAGAATAAAATAAAATAAAAATTGATTATTATATAAAGTTTTTTATTGTTATTCATTAAAGACAAAATGGAGATCGATATTATTAGAACTAACATAAGAGATATGTTAGAAAGCAGAGGTGATGATGTATCATGGATCCAAGAACACGGAGATGCAGTTATTTATGATAATCCAGAACGTTTTTACAAAGAAGTTATCACTTTGAACACAGATAAAACAACCGTATTCTTTGCTTTAACAAAAGATATACTTAAAGAAAAATTATTGAAAGAGTTAAAAGAAGAAAAGACATCACAAGACATTGTAAATAAATACGATAATACAAAGAATTTCATAATAGTAACAATAGATGTTCCATCAGTAAAACAAAGCATCCTGCAATTTCAAATAATTGACAAAAGTCTCCAAAGTATTGGCGGACTACTTCAAATATTTTACATGGATGAATTAAGATATAATCCAACATCACATAGATTGGTACCAAAACATGAAAAACTGAATGAATCCCAGACAAAAAAAGTAATGGAAGATTACAGAATTAAATCCAAGTCACAATTTCCATTAATTTTAAAAACTGACCCAATTGCTAAATGGTTAGGACTAAAACACGGAGATATAGTAAAAATAACACATATTAATAACAATTCAGGCGAATATTTTTATTACAGATGTGCCGTTTAGTTTAAGCAATATTAATTTATCTTTTTTTATGTTAGAGTATAAATAAATGGCAACTGGAACTGATTTTCAAAGTACATATGATATATTAGTTAATACTTATAATAATTTCAATACTTCATTATTTCAAGGTATTGAAAATCAATACTTATGTAGTCCAAAATATCTAACAGATTCATCTTCATCAACTAAAAGTGATATTAATTATATATATCAATTAGATGGTGGATATGCTCCAATTACAACTACTTCTTGTAATTTAAATACTTTATATAATAGCCAAATTACTAATCAACTAATTATCTCTTACGCAACTGATAGTAATGGTGGAACGAGTAATGCAAATATACCATTTACTGGCTTATCTGGTATAATTGATAGTACAAGTAGTTATACTTTTACTCCAACATATACAAGTACTTATGATATAAATTTAATACAATGTTTATCAATTGACACTACAAATTCATCAAATTTTACTATCAATGACTCTACATTACTTATATCAGATATGATGAGAGGATTATATGCATGGTATAATATTTTGTCACCAAATAACTGGGATACATTTTATAATGGTGGCCAGGTAACAATTAAAAACATTGATATGTATTCAATTAGTAATGTTTACACGATATCAAATGATATGAAAAAAATACCAACAATTGATGGCAATTCAATAATTTTATGGAATATTATAAATAAAGTTTTACCTATCAATACTATTATTTCAAGTATAAAAAATCAATCAGGTTATTTCGATTTATATGTATTAAGACGTGTATTTTACACACATATATTAGCTTTAAATTTTACAATTGCTGGAAAAATATATAAAGCTGATGAAAATAATCAGAATAGTCTTTTATTATTAGCAGCAATAACAAGATTAATAAAAACCCAAAATGATTTGAACAGTCCAACTTCTAATTTATTAGATAATATAAAAGATAATTCAGATAAAAATGTTACTGAATATAATAGTCGATTATATGATGTGAA